TGCTTATGCAAGTGATGGTCGTAAAGTAGCATATAACTCATATACTTCAGGTTATGGTGCAACTTGGACTAATGGTGATGTTATTGGATGTGCATTAGACTTGGATAACCAAACAATTACATTCTATAAAAACGGAACATCACAAGGAACAGCATTTACAAGCATTACTGCTCAACCTTATGTATTTGCTTTATCAGCAGGTGGTGCAGCTTCTACTAAAGGTGGCTCTATAAATTGTGGTCAAAGACCATTTGCATACACACCTCCAAGTGGTTTTGTAGCACTAAACACATATAACCTACCTACCCCTACTATATTACAGGGTAATAAGTATATGGATGCAACGCTATATACAGGTAATGGTGCAACTACTCAAGTTATAGTAAATAACACACAATTTAAACCTGATTTAGTTTGGGTTAAATCAAGAAGCACAGCAAATGAAAATGCAGTTTATGATACTGTAAGAGGTGCAAATAAAGGTTTATTTACAAATAGAACTAATGCAGAAGATACATCTACAATTATTGTAACTGCATTAAACTCTAATGGATTTAGTGTTGGAACTGACGGTATTGTAAATACAAATGCTGCTACCTATGTAGGATGGCAATGGCAAGCTGGACAAGGCTCAACATCATCTAACACTTCAGGCTCTATTACATCTACTGTATCTGTAAATACAACTGCTGGGTTTAGTATTGTGACTTATACAGGAACAGGAGTAGCAGCAACAATAGGACATGGACTAGGAGTAGCTCCTAAATTCTATATTGTTAAAAGAAGAAATGGTGGAACAGACTATTGGTGTTGTTATCATACATCTATTGGAGCAACCAAAGGTATATATCTTAATACAACTGATGCTGCTGGAACTTCTGACTTATGGAATAATACAGAACCTACTTCATCAGTATTTAGTGTAAAAACTACAGGTGGTGTTAATGCTTCAGGCGGAACTTATGTTGGATATTGCTGGGCAGAAATAGCAGGGTTTAGTAAATTTGGTTCTTACACAGGTAATGGAGTTAATGGAGACGGCCCATTTGTATATTGTGGATTTAGACCTAAATTTGTTATGTTTAAAAATTCAGCTACAACACAAAATTGGATTATTATGGATACATCAAGAGACTCAAATAATAAAATGACTCAATGGTTATTCCCAAATACTTCAGGTGCAGAATATACAGACTCCAATATTGTTGTAGACTATGTATCTAATGGATTTAAAATTAGAACTTCTACAGGTACAGAACTTAATGGCAATGGAAATGCTATAATATTTGCTGCATTTGCAGAACATCCATTTAAAAACAGTAACGCAAGATAAAGGAAAAACATGGCACATTTCGCACAACTTAACGAAGAAAACATAGTAACACAAGTAATTGTAGTTGCTAACCAAGACACAGCAGACCAAGATGGTGTAGAAAGTGAAGCAGTAGGTATTGCTTTCTGCACTAACCTACTTGGTGGTAATTGGAAGCAAACATCTTACAACGGTAACATCCGTAAGAACTATGCAGGCATTGGATACAAATATGATGCAGAGTTAGATGCTTTCATTCCTCCACAACCATTTGCTTCATGGACATTAGATGAAACAACAGCACAATGGAAAGCACCTGTAGATTATCCTACAGATGGTGGTAGATATACTTGGAATGAAGAAACAACTTCTTGGGACGCAGTAACAGAATAAGGAAAATGAATGGCTACTCAAAGAATAGCTTTTACAGAATGGCTACCAGACCAGCCTACGACTACTGGAGCATTACTAGAGGCTAATAACGTCTATCCTCTAACGATAGGTTATGCACCATTTCCTTTATCTGCTGACTATTCTGCTGCTGCAAGTGAAGACTTAAATAACGTCACTGCTGCTAAATTTGAACTTGCTACTCAACTTTTTGCAGGTGGCAATACTAAACTATTTAAGTTTAATGCTGGTACATTGGCTTTAGATGATGTGTCTAAAGCAGGTGGTTATAGTAGTGCTAGTCGTTGGAGTTTTGTACAGTTTGGAAATTCTGTATTGGCTGCAAACAATGTAAACAAAATACAATCTTGGACTATTGGAACATCTACTAATTTTGCAGACGTATCTTTAGATGCACCTATACCTAAATTTATTACAGTTGTTCGTGACTTTGTAGTTGCTGCTAACATTGCTGGCACACCTAACAAACTTCAGTGGTCAGATATTAATGATGAAACTGACTGGACTTCTGGTGGTGCTTCACAAGCTGATTATCAAATTATAGCAGAAGGTGGAAACATTACTGGTATTACAGGTGGTGAGTTTGGTTTAGTATTACTAGAACGTGCTATCGTAAGAATGTCTTACATTGGCTCACCATTATTCTTCCAGTTTGACACAATCTCTCGTAATTTAGGTTGTTCTACAGCTGGATCAGTTACACAATATGGTGCTATGACATACTTCCTAGCTGACGATGGATTCTATGCTTGTGATGGTACACAGTTATACAATATTGGTAATGACAAAGTAGACGAATACTTTTACGAAAACATGGCTATTGCACAACAAGAAACAATTAGTGCTGCAGTAGACCCAGTAAGAAACATTGTAGTATGGAACTTCCCAAATACTAACGGTGGTCGTTCACTTCTTATCTACAATTGGTTAGTTAAGAAATGGTCAACTGCTGATACATCTTTAGAGTACATTGTATCTTTAGCAACATCTAACGTAACATTGGAAGGTTTGGATGTATATGGATCACTAGAAGCTGTTCCTGCATCTTTAGATGACAGAGCATGGGCTGGTGGTAAATTCTTATTTGGTGGTGCAGATGGAGCAAAGATTGCTACATTTACAGGTGCAAATGCTACAGCATCTTTAACTGTAGGTGAGCTAGAATTTGGATATAACTCTGTAGTGACTTTAGCTAGACCACAAGTAGACAATGGCTCTGCAAGCATTGCTATAGCATCTAGACGTGAATTAGATGACAATATTACATATTCTACAGCATTAGCAGCATCATCAGAAGGTAGAGTTCCATTACGCTCTTATGGTCGTTATCATAGACTTAAAGTTACTCCTAGTGGAACATGGTCACATGCTATTGGAGTTGATGTAGATTATACACAGAATGGCGGTAGATAATGTCTAGGGACATGTATCGTAAGCTGAACTGGCAAGGTGGAACACCTCGTGAAGTATCAGAAATTGTAAATAACCTTGTAGAAGGTAAAACCAATAATACTGGTGAATTTACTTTAGATACTGCTGGTGCTACAACCACTACTATTTACGATGAACGTATAGGTTATAACAGCGTCATATTGCTTACACCTATTACAATGGTAGCAGCAACTGACTACTATCCTTATGGTGCATTTCAAGATAGTACAGATCAAACTGCTTCTGCAATAGATATTGCATATGCTATGAAGTTAAACACTACAGATTATGCTTTAGGTGTTTCTGTAGCAAGCACATCTCAAATTACAGTAAGCTATTCTGGATTATATAATTTACAATTTTCTGCTCAACTTGTAAATACAGACACTCAAATACATGATGTAGAAATATGGTTTAGAAAGAATGGTACAGATATGGCAGCTTCTAACAGCTCTGTGTCTGTTCCTAATAGTCATGGCGGTGTAGATGGTCATGCTATTGCTTCATGGAATTATAATGTTGAACTTGCTAAAAATGACTACATACAGATTATGTGGAAAACAAATAGCACACAAGTTTCTTTACAACAAATACCAGCAGTAGCATATTCTGCAGGTGTAACTCCAGCAGTACCAGCAACACCATCTGTAATAGCAACATTACAGTATTTAAGTTCAAACTCATATACTACTAACTTATTTACTGGTACCTATGTAAGTGCTCAAACTAAAGGAAGTGCAACTGTATCACATCCTGCTAATACTGTAGCTGGAAGAACATATCGTTATGTAGTTATAGGATGATATAATATTGGTATGATTTTACATTATATACCAAAAGATAATCTACGTCAACATTGGGAATATGTTAGACATGGTTTAGAGTTAGTAAGAGCTAGAGGTCATAATGAATGGCTTCCAGAAGATGTTTATTGTGATTGCTATGAAAACAGATCAATGTTATTTGTAGGTATCATAGATAACAAACCAGTAGGATTCGTAGTACTTCAACCAATCGGAAACAGGCTTCATGTATGGGCATCATGGTCAACGATTAATGACATGACTCTCTTTATGCAAGCATTTCAAGAAATTCAAGCAATAGCAAAACAAGGCGGTAAAACTAAAGTTACATTCAATTCAGAAAGAAAAGGATGGGAACGTAGGGCAAGGCAAATGGGTTTTAAACCTCAAACATGGGAATATACACTTTAAGGAAATAATATGTTTAAGTTACACAATTGGGTACAAGAATTAGTACAATCATTCACATTTTACGGTGGTGGTGGAGGCGGTGGAGGTCAACAAACCCAAACTAGCAGACAAGAGTTAGACCCTACTGTTAGACCTTTTGTAGAATATGGCTTAAGTGAAGCTAAAAACTTATACCAAACAACTACACCTGAATACTTTGCAGGTCAAACATATGTTAGCCCATCTGCTCAAACAGAGTCTGCATTAGCACAAGCAGAAGCACAAGCTAGAGCAGGAAGCCCACTTACAGGTGCAGCACTTAATCAACAATTAGGCACTGTGCAAGGTCAATATTTAGGTGCTAATCCATATTTCCAAGCTGCTATGCAACCTGCTGTTCAAACAGCTACACAAGCTTATAATGATGCTATTAAACAAGCACAAAGTTCAGCATCTATGGCTGGTCGTTATGGTTCCAATGTATCTGCTGACTTACAAAACAGAGCTGCTAATACTTTAGCTACAACTTTGACTGGTAAAGCGGGTGAACTTGCATATCAAAACTATGCTAACGAAAGAGCACGTCAAGAAGCAGCTGCATTACAAGCACCTCAATTAGCTCAAGCTAGATTCCAAGATATTAACCAACTTATGAATGTTGGTCAAGTTAGAGAAGACTATGCACAAAAAGCTCTTGAAGATCAAATTGCTAGATACGAATTTGAACAAAACAAACCATACACAAAACTACAAGCATACTTGGGTGCTGCATATGGTGCTCCTATGGGTCAAGTTACTCAAACACAATCATCAGGTGGTGGCAAAATTGTATGTACAGCTATGAATGCTGAATATGGCTTTGGTAGTTTCCGTAATGCTATTTGGTTAGCTCAATCTAAAGATTTAGATCCAGCATACGAAAAAGGTTATCACACTCTATTCTTACCATTAGTAAACTATGCTTACAAAGCAGGTGAAAAGAATACCCTACAACGCATTTTAAGGGGTGTTTTAGAGCATATCGCAAGACATAGGACTGCTGATATATGGAAACAAAAAAGAGGTAAAAAACGTGACATTTATGGCATGATTTATCGTGCTATTTTAGAACCAATCTGCTATGTAGTAGGAAAGGTAGGCAAATAATGGGTCCAGAGATTTTAGTTCCAGCAGCTATAGGAGCTGTAAGTTCTGCTGCAATGGGTAAAAGCCCTATTACAGGTGCTGTATTAGGCGGTGTTACTGGTGGCGTATTAGATAAGTTTGGCATGGGTTCAAGTTTATTTAATTTGGGTGGTAAAACAGCTACTGGTGCTGGTGTTAATTTAGGTTCAGTTGCAACTAATTCTATAGACGATATTGCACTTCCTACTGTAAGTTCAGGATTAAGCACTGGCACATTAGGTTCTGGTATTCAACTATCTAAACTTCCACTTGATTCAACTGTAGGTGCTATTCCTGAAGCAGTAAATACATCTGGCGGATTATTAAATATTGCAATGCCAAGTACAAATCTTCCAGTATCTAATTTATCTAACATTGGTGTTCAGCTTCCACAATCAACTCCAGAAATGATTAACCTTGCAAATCAAGGTCAGATCAAACAAGCTGCTCCATCATTATTTGATACAGCAGCGTCATATGCAAAAGATAATCCAATGACCGTATTAAGCGGTGGGAAATCAATTCTTGATGTTTATAATCAAGCAGAAGAAGCAGATAGACGTAGACTTCAAGAAGCTGTTGCTATGGGCAATCAACCTATCAGAAAAGGTCAATCTGGTCCAATGGCAGGCAATCTTTTACAAGTTAGAAGGATAGGCTAAATCATGGCAGATAATTTTCAAGGTTTATTAGATACGCTATTTCTTACAAGACAAAGCCCTATTTCAGGTCTTTTGTCTCCAGAAGAACAAGAAAGACTTAAGACACAACAACTTATTGGAACTGGTCTTGGTTTAGCTACTGGTATTGCTTCTAATTGGAATAAGGGTATTGCTGCTTCTGCATTAGGTGGATTTACAGGTGCTTCTGCAGGTAGACAAGCTCCTATAGATACAGCAACCAAGAACTTTATGACTACTACTGAATTGTCTAAAATGATGCAAGACATTCAAAAGGGTCAACTTGAAACTAAAAAATTACAAGCAGAAGATATAGCAAGACAAGCTAAAGTTAAAGAAATGAGAACTTTAGGATATAATGATACAGAAATTGCTAATTTCTTACTTGCTGAAAAAGATTTTATCGGTGCTGAATTAAAATCAAGTCCTAAATTTAGACCATATGGCGAAATTAAAGATGATGAATCTGCATTTTATGGTGCATTAGGAATTAATCCAGCTAATGCTACAGCAAAAGATAAGGAAGACTTTTTAAAATTTCGTATGGCTGTTCCTGATAAAGATGCTTTTGCTAAACAAGTAGAACGTGCAGACTTTATGGCTAAAAATAAAGGCATTGTTAATTTACCTCCAGTTGTTAGCCAATCAGATATGCTGGCTCAAATTATAAAAGAACGCACTGGTGTACAACCAACATCTACTGGATTTGCAAAAGAAACAAAGCCAGCAGTTACAACTACAGGTCAACCTTCAACCCAGCCTACAGGTAAACCTTCAGGTAAGCCTGTTCCTCTTATTGACGATCCTAATCAAATATCTGATGTAAGAATTGATCTTAAAAAATCAAAAGCTGGTGATACAAACCTTGCTGTTAAATCTATTCAAGACTTAAATAGACAAGAAAAGCTTATCAATGATATTTTAAATAGTAAAGGCTTTAATCAAGCATTTGGTTTTGGTGGATCTACATCTTCAGCAATATCTGGTTCTGATGCAGCATATACTAAACGACTTTTAGATCAATTAAAAGCTAAATCTTTTGTTGGTTCTATTATGGAAATGAAAGGCGATCAAGGTTCTACTGGTTTTGGTCAATTAGCTGTTAGTGAAGGTGCACAAATTACAGCTGCACAAAGTGCTGTAGACCAAACACTTGATCCAGATGCAGCTAGAGTTGAACTTACTAGATACTTGAAAAAAGTACAAGATGCTAAAAACAACTTAACTCAAGACTATTCTACAAAGTATGGCGATCTTCCTGCAGAACGTGTTAAAGAGAAAACATCATTTAGTACAGATAAAGGTATTATAACAGACGCTGTAACTGGTGCTGGATTACCAACAAAAATTCTACAAGAATATGGCTCACAAATTGATCCAAATTCTTACTACAAAGTTGTAAAAGGTGTTCCTTATTTAATTAGGAAAAAATAATAATGGCTGATTACGAACTCATACCTTTATCTAAAAACAAGCTTACTATACAAGTACCTGAAATAGAAGTTAATGCACCTTCAGACTATTTGTTAGAAGCTGTTAAAAAGCCAGAGTATAAATTTAGTGCTGGAAAAACAGTATCTAATATTGTACCTAGTGGTATTCAGTTTGCTAAAACAATTACTGAACCAATTAGACGTCCAGTAGAAACATTTCAAGGTTTAATGAATTTAACCACTGGTGGTTTAACAAAAGTTTTACCTCAATCAGTATTAAAATATGCAAGACCAGAAGCAGTTAAATCTGGTCAAGAGGCATTGGCTGGTACTGGAGAATACCTATCTCAAAGATATGGTGGTGGTGAGAATATACTTAAAACTATTGAATCTGATCCAGTAGGTGCATTAGCAGATATATCAACAGTGCTTACAGGTGGTGGTGCTTTAGCTGCTAAAGCTGCTCCATTATCTAAAACAGCACAAACACTTACTCGTGCTGGAACTCTTACAAACCCACTTACACCAGTACAAAACATTGTATCTGGTGCAGCTCCAGTAGTTGCTGGTGGATTTACACGAAGAGCACCAGAAACATTTGAAGTGGCTTATCAAGCTGGTAAAGAAGGTGGTACTGCACTTAAATCATTTACAGATAGTTTGCGTGGTAAAACACCATTAACAGATGTTACATATGCTGTTAAGTCTGGTGCAAAAGCTATGCAAAAAGATGCTAGTGATGTTTATAAAGCTGCTAAAACAACATGGGCTAACGATCCTACTCCATTAGATTTTACACCAGTTAAAGATACATTATTAGAAGGTAAAAAATCAGTGCGTTCTGGTGGTAAATTGAGAAATCTAGCAGAAGTAGATACTGCAGAATTAACAAAGATTAATCGTCTTGGTAAACTTATTAGTCAATTTGATAAACCTAAATATCAAAATGCACAAGGTTTTGATTCTCTGAAAAAACGTATTGGAAGAGAAATGCCAGATGCAAAAGCATATCCAAATGCCAATCGTGTTTATAATGAAGTACTATCATCAGTTAATGGTGAGTTAAATAAAATTGGTGGATATCGTGATGCTATGACTAATTATGGTAGAACACAAAATGCCATAGAAGAAGTTAGACAAGCTTTAGGTACTAACAATCAACAAAGCATAGAAGCAGGTCTTCGTAAAGTTCTTACATTGACCAAAGATGTTCCTACACAAGAATATAAAATTGCTGTAGCTAAACAACTTAAAAACTCTACTGGTATAGATATTATGCCAGCAGTAGCAGGTCAATCTTTACAAGAATATATATCTCCATATGTAAAGCAAAACCTTTTAAGTGGTGGTGCTATTGGCGGTGTTGGTGCTGCTGTTAATCCAGCTTCAGCTGCTGCTATTGGCTCAACAATAGGCACTGGTATTCTTCTTGGTGGTTTATTAAGCTCACCAAGATTATTAGGTGAAGCAGCTCAATTATCTGGTCGTGTAGGTAGAGTATTACCTGCTCAAAGATTAAGAAACCTAGCTCTAGGTGGAAATGTTATCAATCGTGTTACTCCTCCACAACAAGGTTTAATTGATATTATGCCATACATGGAAGAAGAATGATTGAATGGCAAGATTTAGAATTACCTCCTATTAACTTATACAATGCTCCGAAGGGATAAGATGGTGAAGACAGACGTAGAATCAAGATTAAGCACGCATGAAGAAATATGTGCTTTACGTTATGAACAAATAAATGCAAGACTAAAGCGATTAGAACAAATCCTTTTGGGTACAGCAGGCTTTGTAATTGTGTTTCTATTAACTCATAAATTTATGTAAATTGAATGAAAACATTCTCTAAAATATTTAGTTGGACAATTATTGTTTTACTTGTTTTATTCATGGTGCATAACGCACATTCAGAAACCACAACTATTAACTATAAAGGTCAACCACCACCGAGTGCCATAAGCCCTTCTATAAGTGCTTTTAGCCAAGACGTTTGCCTTGTTCCTGTTAGTGGTTCTGTATCTAGTACACTGTTTGGCGTAAGTGGTGGCTCTGGCTATAAAGATGAAAACTGTGAACGTATTAAGCTAGCTAAAACTCTTAATGACTTGGGTCTTAAAGTAGCTGCAGTATCTATCCTATGTCAAGATAATAGAGTGTTTGAAGCTATGATGCAATCAGGTTCACCATGCCCTATAAATGGCTCTATAGGCGATGCTGCTAAACGTGGATGGTATGAACGCAATCCTTCTATATTCAAAAAACTATATGGCGAAACATATACAATACCTCTCATATCTGAAGAGCCTATTACTACTAATATTAACCCTACAAGGAAGTAATGCTTATGCTTGGTACTGCACTTATACACCAACTCAAGAAGGTTATATGTCAAACCTTTATTGCTATGGTATCGAAAACGAAGTGGCTATTAGGGATTATTGGTGCGTTTCTTATAGACCAGATGATCCGATTTGTAGTGTATATCAAACCCCTACTTGCACAGATTCTGTTGAAAGCCAAAGTACTGCTTGTCCGTTACCTCATTATAGCGGTGTTGTTAATCAAAGCAGGACTTATAGTTGTTCTACGCAAAGCTGGACAGCTTGGACAGAAACTAGCAACAATTGCACGCAAGATCCTCCAACGTGTCAAACAAGCACTGAAACTAGACAACTAACCTGTCAAACAGATTATGTAGGTTCAATCACAGAGACAAGAATATCATCTTGTCCTGATCCTTATGGAAGTCCTGTATGGAATTCATGGGTGGAAACTTCAAACACATGTGTTAAGAGTGCTACAAACGTCACCAACGTGAGTTCTCCAGTTAGCCCTAGCTCACCCCTTAACCCAGTAAATAATCCGCCTATAAGCGTTCCTGTGGCTCCTACACCTACTCCAGAGGTAAATCCTCTAGCTAGCCCTGTCGAAGTTAAGGTTGAACAACCAAAACAAGAAGTTAAAGAGACACCAAAAGCAAAAGAAGAAAGCCCAAAAGACCCACCAAAGCAAGAGCAAAAGAATGAAAGCAAAGATAGTCCTAAACTTGAGGCACCAAAGGGCAAGGAAATTGTACATGGCTTTGGAATAGTCCTTTCTCTAGAAATATTGAATAGACCTATTATACAGCAAATAGAGATAACAGACGCATTTAAATTTGAACAGGAGATAAACCGTGAGTTCGGAAGAAACCAAAACCTTCAGCTTGAGCTTATCCAGCTCGGCACTTCTCAAGATGATTTTAATAGTATTGCCGATTATCGCTGGAGGAGCTTACGCAGGCATAACTTTTTACAACAAGATGGTTTCGGCAATTGAGGCTGTAGATAGTCTTGATTTAGCACCTATAGAATCTAGGTTAAATGGTTTAGAAATACAAGTTAAAGCTATTAGCGAAAGACAATACCAACTATCAGAGTCCATTATGAAAGCTTCTGAAAAGTCATCAGATGCTATTGCTAATTCTCGTGAAACATCTGCTATGGTAGGTGGTTTACGCAAAGAACTAGAAGCCACTGTAAATGCTATGGACGATAAACTAAATACAGTAAAACGTTCAACAATGAATCCATTATCAAAATAATGGTACTACTTACTAAACAAAACTTGCGTAAACTCTATGCTTGCTTTGTTAGACTACCTCCATTTTGTAATTACAGAATGCCAGCACCACACAAGGTAACTTTTAAGGTAGTTAATGACCCAGATACATATGGTTGGTTTGTAAATGACCCACCAAGAATAGAAATATCTAGGTTATGTGAAAATTTTGAAAAGATAAATGAAACTTTATTACATGAGATGATTCATTGCATGCTTTGGTATAACAAGCATAAAGACTTTGATGCACATGGCGATAAATTTAATAAGTATGCAGAGATTGTATGTAATCTCTATGGATATGACAAAGAGGAGTTTTAAATGTTAAGTATTTTATCAGGTATATTAGGTTTTGCTACTTCAGGATTACCTAGTATTTTAGGTTTCTTCCAACAACGTGGCGATCAAAAGCACGAAAGAGAAATGGCTAAACTACAAACAGAACGTGAGTTAGAATTAGCTAAAGCAGGTTTTATTGCACAAGAAAAAATAGAAGCGATTAAACTAGAAGAAATCAATGCACAAACATACGCAGAAGAACGTGTAGCATTATATGACCATGATAAAAAACTTGTAGAAGGTGCAAGCCCTATGGTTAAGAATTGGAATGCTATGGTAAGACCTGTGGTAGCATTTATCTTTGTAGGTGAATTAGTACTTATTAACCTTATCTCTCTTATTTGGGCTATGTGGTCAGGTGTTGACTTTGTAGTGGCTTCTGATGCTGTATTCTCTACAGACGAAATGGCTATTACTGCATCTATTATTGGTTTCTATTTCGGTTCTCGCACATGGGAAAAGAAACGTGAAAGTATCTAATAAGGCTATAAAGTTAATTAAACATCATGAAGGCGTTCGTAATAAGCCCTATCGTTGTCCTGCTGGCTTGTGGACTGTTGGTGTTGGTCATCTTATCGGGGACGGTAAATCGTTGCCTGAATCTTGGAATAGAACTTTTACAAATGAGGAAATAGATGGAATTCTTAAACACGACCTCAATCGCTTCGAGTTGGGAATACATAAGATGTTACCTAACGTGCCTCTTCGACAACATGAGTTTGACGCTCTTGTCAGCTTTTGCTTTAATTTGGGTCTTGGATGCTTTCAGCGTTCAACCATCCGTCAAGCGTTGCTT